GTAACGGAATAGGATTGAACAGAGGATTTGAGATGGTGGAAATACTATTAGTGCCACACGGAGGTTCAAAGAATGACACGATAGTTACAGTTGAACGGAAGCGGGATGGAAATTTTTCAAAAGATTTTTTACCCGAAATTCAATTTGAAACCGAAATGTAGCTATTGGCTATAACGGACGGGTGTATGAGCCGTGCCTGTTCGGAACTATCAAATTACAACGGCTTTTAATTGGCATGGCTTATACACCATGTTATAAACTGATAAAATTATGGCAAAAACAGTGATACAATATGCAAAAGAATTAATTGAAAGTGTGGGGAGGGAAGAAGCAATAAAAGTTTTTGAAAAACGAATAGAAGAATTGGGTAAACCTAAAAATTTTGAAGAAGTATGTAAATTGAGTGGGTGGGAAACCGCTATACAATTCATTAAGGGTGAAATCTAATAATTTTATTTGTTTATAACTTGCGTGTATGTGTACCGTTGAAAAAATAATAATATAACAAAATTTGTGGAATGGAAACAAAAGTAAAAGTGTTGAAAATATGGATTTCAGTTGCAGCAGATACAATATTCGTTGAAGATAAGCAGGATTTGGAACAGTTGAAAACCGAACAAGAAATGAGGGAAAGAATGAAGCAGTTGCAGCAGAAACATGGAGTAAGCGAAAAACAGGTTTGTGCGCATTATAGAATTGTTAATTAAAACTTAGAACTATGAACTATTACAAAAAAAAATCAAAACGTGCTTGGAAGGAGTTCAAATTTGCTTTAGCGTTTGTGGTAATGATTACCGTTGCAATGATTGTTTATGATTTGGTAAAATTTTTAGTGAAAATAATTTGGTAGTAATGAAAAATTGATTATCTTTGTAGCGTGAATTAACAATAAGTATGTATGCAAAACATTAAAAAAATATTCCATACAAGAATATCGCAGACCGTGAGGCTCGATGCAACCGTCCGCATACTCGGTTGTTCACAGTTCTTGTGTGGTTTTTTATATTATGAGTACATTTAAAAAACAGTACGAAAGTCCGAAATGGCAAAAGAAACGATTAGAGATTATGAAAAGGGATGATTTCACTTGCCAACTTTGCGGGGCAACTGATAAACAGCTTGATGTACATCACATTTATTATGAGAAGGATAAAATGATATGGGAACTTGACAACGAATGTTATGTAACACTATGCAAAGATCCATGTCATAAAGAGGCTCATACCTACATAAAAAAGCTAAGCAGTTTAATTGCTTGGAATGTACTTAAATTAAAGATTGATTTTATAGAGATTGCAAACCGATTAAAAGTATTGTGATGGCAAAAAATAAAGAATCATTCATATTATATTCAAACATAATTCACACGATAAGTAAATTATCAGACGAACAGTCAGGGAAACTATTTAAAATTATACTTGAATATGTAAATGATAAAGATCCAGTTGTTGATGATTTGTTATTACAAATTGCATTTGAACCCATAAAACAAAAGTTAAAAGAGGACTTGAAAAAATGGGAAGCAATTTGCAAACGTAACAGCGACAACGGATTGAAAGGTGGCAGACCTAAAAAACCCAAAAAACCCACTGGGTTAATTGGAAACCCAAAAAAACCCAAAAAAGCCGATAGTGAATGTGATAGTGAATATGATAATGAAGATGAAAATGAAAATGTAAAAGTTGATTATAATAAATTCATTGAAACATGGAATCCTCGCTGTAGAAATATTCCTAAAATTGCTACAATGTCAGACACAAGAAAAGCAAAACTCAGGGCAATAGCCAAAGAGTTTGGTGCGGAGAAAACAAAGTATGCTATGCAAAACCTATTTAACTCAGAATTTTGTCAGGGACAGAACAATACTAATTGGGTTGCAAATGTCGATTGGTTTTTAAAAAGAGACAATTTTATTAAATGTTTAGAAAATAATTACAAAAACAACTAACAATGAACACAGGAAAGATACAACCACAAGCAACAGAATTAGAAGAAAAGATTTTAGGCTCATTGTTAATTGAGCCTTCAAAGATTTATGAAGTTGGAGCAATATTAAAACCAAAGGTATTTTATAAACCTACTAATCAGAAAATCTATTCAGTTATTGAGCAAATGTTCAGGTCTCACGAACAAATAGATATTTTAACAGTTTGCGAAAAACTAAAAGCCGCCGGAAAATTAGAAGCGGTTGGAGGTGAGGTTTATATCACCGAACTCACAGACCGAATTGGTACAACAAGCCATATTGTCGAGCATAGTAGAATAGTTTATCAAAAGTATTTGCAAAGAGAAATGATTAAACTTGCATACGAAATTGAAAACAAAGCTTATGATGACAGTAGTGATGTTGCTGAAACATTAGCGTTTTGCGAAAAGTCTGTTATGGATTTAAGTAGTGCGACAAATGTAAAAGACTGCGAACAAATAGGAGTAATCTGTAATCGTGAACTTGAAAGAATATCCGAAGTTCAAAGCGAAATAGCAAACGGGCAAAAAAGCAGGATTGGAGTAATTACAGGATTTAGCAAAATTAAGTTTTACAAGTCCGATTTAATAATTTTGGCAGCTCGTCCGGCAATGGGTAAAACATATCTGACATTGCAAATGTTATTCAATGCAGCAATGTATGATTTGTCGGTAGGTTTTTTCAGTCTTGAAATGTCAGCCTCACAAGTTGCATCAAGAACAATAGCACTACACAGCGGAGTTTCAAGCAATAGATTTCGAGATTGCAGCCTTTGTGAGCAAGACTGGGTAAACCTTGAAGGGTCGCAACACTATTTTAACAATCTTAAATTTTATATTGATGATCAAAGCGGCTTATCAGTATATCAGATTATAAGCAAAATGCGAAAAATGAAAATGCAGCTCAATATTGAGTTGTTCGCTATTGATTATTTACAACTGATTAAATTAACAAGAAACGGAGATAAACGAACCGACAACTCGCTAATAGGAGAAATTACGTGGGCGTTGAAGTGTGCTGCAAAAGAGTTAGATGTGCCGATAGTATTACTTTCACAACTAAACAGAGACGTTGAAAAACGGCAAGACAAAAGACCGAAATTGTCTGATTTGCGAGATAGTGGAAATATTGAACAAGACGCTGATGAGGTTTACATGATTTACAGACCATACGAGTATAGCAAGTCTGAGCATGATTTTGGCACGATTGAAATAAATAAAAGCAAGTCACGACATAGCAGTATGTTTACTCAAACCGTTTATCACAATGCTGATTGGACAAAAATTCAAGAGGATGAGATTTCGGACAATCCGGTCCCGGAACTGCCAACTCCTAAAAATATTACTCAGGATGACATTGATACGCCATTTTAAAATTAAATACAAAAGTTAAATATGAAAACACAAGAACAAATGAATATAGAAAACACAGAAACAACGCAAACCACCGAAACCGCTATTGGTTTTATACCGTGTTACCAACTGCCTTTTCTTTCTCTTTTCCACGCTGATTGTATGAAAATTATGAAACAATACCCTGATAAATATTTCGATTTGGCAATAGTTGACCCACCTTATGGAATTGGTGCTGATTTAAAAAATAGTAAACGAGAGCTAAAAAGCAAAAAAAGTGCTGCAATAAGTAGCGATTTTGGGGGGCAAATTTGGGATAGTGCAATACCAACTGATGAATATTTTGCAGAATTAAAACGGATAAGCAAAAAGCAGATTATTTGGGGGGCAAATTATTTTGGCTTAGTTGGTGGTATGCTTTACTGGCATAAAAATGTAACAATGCCAACTTATAGCACTGGCGAAATTGCTTATTTGAGTTGGTTGCAAAAAATAGACTTTGTAAATATTACGTGGCACGGTATGCTTCAGCAAAATATGAAAAATAAAGAGGAACGCATACACCCGACTCAAAAACCGATACAACTTTATGAATGGTTACTTAATAACTACGCCAATGAAAATGATAAGATTATTGACACCCACTTAGGAAGCGGAAGTATTGCGATTGCAATTGAAAAGGCAAACCGCTTGGATAAAATGAACTTACAATTTGTCGGCATTGAAATCGACAAGGAATATTTTGATAAGGCAATCAAACGAATTTCAGAAAGTATCAAACAGGGTACGCTGTCTTTTTAGGTTGCCGATAACGGTCGTACATGTGTACTTTATTATTAACTTTAAACTTAAAATTATGTCAAAATGTATCAGATGTGGGCAGGACACTTTAACTTCTGCAAGAATTTGTCCAAGTTGCTTAGGCGATTGGTCAGATATGAGAACTTCAATATTTACCGTATTGCAAGAAAAATACGGGAAACTTTCTCCAACTAATCATCAAATGTTTATTAAAGAAACCAAGCGATTAGAATCAATTTGGAGAAAAGACAAACAAAAGTTTGCAACCGAATTAAGCAAGTTAGCAGATTCTTAGCATTACGCCCAACG